GTAAACTGTCCAATCAGTTATGTCTACTGGAGAACCATTTACGTTAATTTGAAATTGAAATGAATCGTCTGTAGATGAATACATCTCTAAATTTGTGTTTGTTATTATTGTCATTTATTCTCCTATTAATGAACCTGTATTTAGTTGTCTGATATAAACTTTCTTATAAATAGTATCATCTCCTACTCCATATGGAATACCACCGGCTGGTACCATAACATAAGTAGATGTTGTAGGACTACCTAAGCCTATCTTTGTGCTCTCTCCGAATATAGTAAAATCAAGAGAACCATTTACATATAGAATTTTGTCTGAGTTAATTAATTCTCCTTGCTCAAGTAAATTAGATTCAGATGAGCCTTGTTTTGCGTTAATTGGGAATATAACACCTGATGTCCAAATAGTTGAACCTGTTACCTCTGTTAGAGATACATCATCATCAAATACTGAACCAGTTGTCTCACTATAGTATTTAATACTGATTTGTTTACCTGCCTTGCTAACCATGATATTAAATCCGTTAGCTAACGCATCTGTAATTGTCATTAGTAAGTTCTCCCGAACGAAATTTTCTTTCCAAGAGACCTTAAATTTAATTCTCCCATTGTTCTAAATTGTTTTGAACTAACTTGCTTACCTGAAGTAGTATCAATAGTTAATTCTCCAAGTTTAATCTTTCCTTCACTATCACCAGCATTAACTAAGTCAATTGCATCTGCTTTAGCAAAGTTCATTATTGCAGGAATATATTTATCATCTATAGATTCTAAACCTATAGTAACACCTACATAATTAGCTACAGCTTGTGTCGCTATCTTAACAATCTCATTAATCTGGTTGTAAAGGTATCTTGGTAGTGATAATGTTGAACTAACTATTTGACTAATATTAGCTATGTCGCTTGTTGCCATATTATTATTTAATGGCTATTTAAGCTGTTGGTTGTTGTATGATTATACCTGCAGCGTTGCACATGATTGGTGCGTAAGTGTCTGTTCCACTAACTAACCCATGTAATACAACACCCAGAGCACTTATAGAGCCAGTTTGAACTGCTATGAATTTAGCATATTCTCTGTCTCTTAATCCTTTAGATTGAGTAAAAGCCATTATTTAACCTCCTTTATTTTATTTAGAAAATTAAGGTCAAATCTAAGTTTGCTTTCTCTTTTTGTTGTTTTTGTTTCGTATTCCATCTTGCCTTTGATTTTGTGTTTTTATTGTCGGTGTATCGGTTCACGCGACAAATAATTTAAAAATAAAAAAAATTAAATTGTTTGTATCAACTTGTAGTCCTTATGCTGTTGAACCTAACTTATACCACGTACTCCCACCTTGGGCTGTACACATGTATATGTTGTTGTTCACAGTATCCAGTACTAAGTCACTGCCTATATCCCCGGTAAGTATACCGTTTGGGGTTCCCATGTGATATTTAACCTGACTAATAGATAGTCCAGAGGTGCCTACACCTCCGTTCATACCATCTACTAATCCGATTAAACTTCCTGCATTCGTTACCATTCTTAATCTTATGAATAAGTTTGATAAACTTATGCAGTTGTAATTTCACACGTAGCGTAATCTCTTAACGCTTCTATATCCAGTCTCATAGTCACCACAGCTCCTTGCATGTCGAATGTTGCTAAATCGAAATTCTCTACAGTAATATCTCTTTTATAAGATACCACGTACGAGTTACTTCTATCTATAACATACGCATATTTGCAATAGGTTGCAGGTGTTGGAGTAGCATTTCTGTCAAATCTAACCACATTCATTCCGAAAATTGTTCCTAAGAATCCTGTTTTCATCATTGTGTCGTTACCTGACTTATTAACTTCTACGAAAGTATCTATATTTCTAAGGTCTTGTAAAACCTCATCACCTACTAAGAAATCTGTTGCGTTATAACCGTTTTGCTCAACGTAGTTCATAGCTTCTGCAATGTTTGCAATAGATATTGCTGCACCGCCTGTTACTGCGTTAGTTGTTGCGTTTAATTCGCTAATGATTAATTCTGTTTCCTTCTCAGCCATTCTTTTACCCGCGTATTGTAAATTTCTTTGAAGTAAGTCAAATTGACCATCTTCCATCATTTCTCTTGTGATTCTTATAGACACACCGTATTTAACTGGTTCAATTGTTACTGTATCGAATGATAAAGCATCCATTATTACTTCTGCTCCTTCTCCGATTTCTCTAACATCCATTGAATTTGGGCTTACCAAGTCTATTGTCCAAGAAGAACCGAAGTTCTTAGTTGTCTCTGCTGTTTGATAGATAGCTGCTAATTCTCTTGGTAAAAGAGACTTGTTAGCTTCATCCACTAAAACAGGCATGATAACCTTTGGAATTAATAGAGTACCTGGTACTCCTGTGTCAGTACTGATGTATTCTTGTATTCTGCTAAAAGCCATATTTAAATGTTTAACGATACAAGAGAATAATCTGTACTTCCAGCGTTAGTTAATGCTCTTCCGACGAAACCAGTTTGTAATGAACCAATAGCAGCTGGTATTACCGCATCTGCTGTTGCATTAGTTGAAACTAAACCTCCTGCTACGATTGAGCCGGCTGCTTTAATTAAGAAGTTTCCTCGTGTTGCCACTGTTACGTTTGCTCCTGATGTTGCATTAAATAATGCTACACCATTTGTTACGTTAGAAACTGTACTTGTTTTAACTAATAAATCACTTGACTGATAACTACTTGCGTCTGAACCTACTTGGGCTGTGTTGGCTGCTCCAGATACATAAACGAATTGACCGCCTGAAATTGTTTCGATAGCTTTACCTGTAAATGTTCTTGGATTTTCTCCATCCCATAAACAAACTGCTCCGAAAGGGTTTCCTATTGCCATTTTATGCTCTTACAACAGTGAACGCACCACCACTAAGGGCTCCGTAAGAACTAACTATTTTATAGTCAGCACTCTCTTCAACAATTTCGTCTTCATCTTCGTCCTCAATAGATTCTTCAGCTTCTTCAGATTTCTCTTCAGTAACTACTTCCTCTTTTGGTTCTTCCTTAGATTCAACTTCCTCGTCTTTATCGGATTCCTCGATTGGTTTGACATTTGCATTGATTTCTTCCTCTTCTACTTCTACTTCGACCTCAGCCTCAGTTTCTACTTCAGATTCAGATATTGATGGTTTTAAGTTTTCAATAGCTTCGCTTATCATTTTACTAACAAGTTCCTTTACTTCTACACTTAAACCTTCTTGCTCTTTTATTATGTCTTCTGTCATTATGTCTTCACTTATATTGACCTCCTTACAGTTATTATTATTCTCATCCGCCGCATCTTCAGGAGATTCGGATACCTTAGTATCTTTTTCCACCTTTAAAGATGAAACCTCTGTTGATTTAGTTTTTTGAGTATTAAATGCTTCCTTTAAAGCGTATGTGAATGTAGCTCCACTATCTGCTGGTACAGCTACTAAGCTAAGTTCTCTAAATATAATTCCGTGTGGTACATATCCATCTTCTGTTTCCTCTAAGTATGCTACATCAGCACCTACAGATACAGAGTTAATTCTACCATCTTTAATCATTGCCATAATGTCTTTATCCATAATCTTAGCATGGAAGTCAACTTTTTGTTCTGCATCATTGTATAATCCTGAGATTACTCTACCCTTGATAGATTCGATTGTGTTATTGTGGTCAATTAGTAAAGGTACACCTGATAATGTACTTGCAGAGGTCTTTAATTCGTCTGGTAAAAATGTATGTCCATTAGAAGTAGTTGTTGCATTAATCGCAGTTCCGTGAATAAGAAAGTCGTTGCTCCCTTGTTCAACATTACCCATTTCTATAATAGGTACGTTATAATTGAATGATATTCTATCTTTTTCCATTTTGATTGTTATTTTTGTGTTTGTGACATAAGATAATACTATTATCTATACATAGGTTATGTATCAATCATATTTAAACCTTTGTATAGTCGAAGCCCTTATTTGCCCAAATTCACGTGTCTTTTGGCTTTTACACGCTTATATATCCTTTCGTTCTCTCCAACTTCGTTAAGATTATCATTAGTTCCTATATTAAGTGTGTTCTCTCTTGTAGGTGTAATTAGTTCTGTTTTCTCTGTTACAGCAGTAGTTGCTCCTATTAAGTCGTACTCAATATCACCACAATGCTTGCTGAATTGGATTGTTTGACGTGTAACAGGGTCTACTCTACAACCCCTTTGTGTTCCGCCTAATAGAATTCTATCGAAGAATTTGGATGTCATTAGTTCATTTCCTCAAGTAACATGCTTTCTTTAAATTTGTTAACTTTATCTTGAAGATTAGCCATACAATTTCCGCATAACCACATACCATTTGCAAGAGTAATAGCAACATTCCCACAATTGTCATGGTTTCTACACTTAGGTTTATTTAGGATTTTCATTTGGCTCTTGTTTACCAAAATCAGATAGTCTTAGTATTTCACTTTCTACTATATCTGTTCCTGAATCTTTGTTTAATTTTATTGAACTCTCAACATCTGCACTCATCTCACCAATAGATTTATCTTTCTTAAACCCATTCTTTAATATATTTCTAAATCTCTCTACATCACTCTCTTGAATTGTTCCCTCGGTCAATATAGCCTTAAAATCATCAGTCTTTATCTTACCTAACATATCTACAATGTAATCAGAATACTTATTCACTACTACTTTATTCTCTTTAATGTAATTCTTAATAGAAATATCATTAGATTCTTCTGTTGGTACTACTGGCTCTTCCTTTGGTTCTACTTCTTCCTTTGGAACCTCTACTGGCATTACTTCTACGTCTATTGGTTTCTCTTTCTCAGGTTTAGCTAAATACTTTGAGGCATCCTCTAAATCAAGCAATCTTGCTATCTCTAATTCTGCCATTCTTCTTAATGGTACTGATGAGTTTTGTAATTCTATTATTCTTGTAAGCTTCTCTAATCTTGCATTGATTTCTTCCTCACCAGGCAAATTCCAAATAAACTTAACATCTTCTTCTATACCTTGGTCTTGTAAAAGTGGTTTAAAGATATTCTCCTCTATGATAGATTCTATTTCCTCTTGAATTGCAGCTACCTTTCTTTGTTTCTCTTCTGATTGTGCCTTAGCTAATCCTTCAGGTACATTACCAGAACCAAATAATACAATAGGTATTTCAAGTCCGTAAGATAACATTTGCATGTCGTGGTCAAGAGTATCTGTTACATTCTTACCAATATCTCCGAAGTCTATTACACTCATTTTAACATTAGCATCAGTTACCCATTCAGTTTTATTATTTAAGTATTGTAATTTGTCTCTAAATGTATCAATATCCTCTGTGTTAACAGCTTCACCAGGAACACCTACTGCTACATGGATTGGAGCTCCGGCTTTTCTCTTGATTAATGTATGTAATTCCTCTTCATTAAGAATCATGTTCTCGATTACTCTCTCATTTTGATATACTATACCTAATCCATAAGCATCTCCAGGTAATTTGTTCAATTTAAGATGTGCAACTTGGTTTGGTTTGAATGGGATTACTTTCTTCTTAGAAGTACTAAATGATTCAAATGTTCCTACATATTGGTTATATCCAGTTACTTTACCTGATTTATCTCTTGAAACATACATATTATTTGCGTTCATAACTCTAATCTTTTGTTCTGTGAAATCAATCTCCATAAAACCATTACCCTTAAGTAAACCCTCTCTAATCCATTCTCTTAATACTGTTGAGAAGTTAGTATTCTTAATAAATGAATCAATCAAACTCTTAGCCTTATTGTTATTGCAATCAACTGAGAATTGTCCTACAATAGAATCAGTAAATTTGTTAATAGCACCTGAGATTAATCCAACCTTCTTATATGTGTTCTCTAATGATTCAAAATCAAAAGGATGTATGACACCTAAGTCCTTTGGGAACTTAGTGTTAATATCTTCTACTTCTCCCTTAAATGATTCACTAAGTTTGTTTATTGCTGTGGTGTTATCACCAGGTTTAAAAGATATATAACCACTTACTTGGTTACTATTCAATGGTTTCCCTTTGTTGTCGTATTTATATTCTTGTCTCATTTTATAATCCTATGAATGATTTTAATCCCATGAAGGCACATAGTGTTGTGCTTAATATACTTAACCACCAGTATTGTACTTTCTTAGTTACTCTGTAATCGTCGAATTGCTTTCTGATATACACCAGATTTTTGAAGATAACCTTATCTCTTTCTATTGCACTCATTGTCATAAAGTTTTCCTCCGTAATGTTAAGCCCGTCACCCATATTATCTTCCATTTGTTAATTGTTGTATCTTAACCTTATAGCTTGTTATTCTCTTAACTATTGTTGCTCTTTGTGGGTGGTCAATATTTAGCTCGTCGTATTCTTGTTGTAATTTGTTAAGTTTACCCTTATGATACCGAATCTTTTGGCACATTAATATACTCTCCTTGTTCTTTTGGAAGTACCTCTGTGCTGAGTTCATCCTCATAAAAGGACTTGTTACTATGATATTTACATTTGTCATTACATATCTATTGTATCTTTTATATTTAAACCTTTGTATACTATTTGATTATTTGATATATACTGTTTAATCACTTTATCTTGCTATATATGGCTTATATCTCTTTACTTCAGAGAATACGGCTAATGATACACTCCAGAAGGCATCTCCGTGCCCTATAATGCTCTCTACAGCCTTTAAATCGTTATTAACGGATAATATGCTATCAAGTTGTCTTTGTGCGTTCAGAAGGCTTATAAGAGGTGTCTTGACCTTATCTACTTTGTTATTAACGAGTCTACTTAGGTTTGCAGCCATATCGAACTTAGTTTTCTGACTAAATACTACTGGTTTCCATATTCTTGAATCTATTATATTTCTCTCTCTGAATCCTTCTAACTCTGACCTTGTATCATCATAATGTAATCTATCTATTCCATAGAAATCTATTAAGTCATTGATATAATCTACTTGTTTGGAATAATCCCAGTTCTCCATGAATAATTGAAATATCTGTGTAGACTTTCCATTTACTAACTTGAAGATTGCTAAATGTGATGGATGGGCTTTCTTTCCAATATCTAATCCAGCTACTACTTCTACTCTTCGTGTCTTAAATACACTTGCACCTTCTTTGTAATCATCTCCACTCATATCTACTATCCTCATTAGTTCTTCTCTCTTAAAATAAGCTTCCTCTGACCATACAGGCATACACATATACTCCTTATTAAAGGCTTTCTCTCCTAATTCTTCATTTCTAATTTGACACAATCTATCATAGTCCATTAACTCTCCCCATAGAACCTCTTTAAGAGCCTCATTGGTAATAGCCTTGTATTCTGCCCAATCCCAACCATTAGTTCCTTTAAGTTGGAAGAATAAGTCCTGTGCGTGCTGTGCTGTTCCCACCAAGTGTACTTCTCCACCCTCTTTTGGTAGACTCATAATTTGTTCTCTAAATGTTACATTAATCTTCTCAATTATACCAAAATTCAACTCACTTGTAGGGTCGGCTAAAATATCATCACAAATAACACCGTCTCCGTGCCATCCTCTATTAAAAGTAAGGATACCAGAAGGAGTACATCTAAATCTTGAACCATCTCCCCATGTATAATCTAATATAGCATTACCTGAGTTTAATTCTTTGATACTTGAGAACATTGGGTTAGCTTGTATGTATGATTTGATTTGGGTAGTGTGATAACTACTCATTTTCTGATTATAACTCATGTATAACCAACTATAACTATCCTTTGGTTTCATTCTAAAGATTAACCACATAACATATCCGTGCATAGTAGTAGATTTAAGGTGCTTACGTGCTGATAAAGTTGCTGTTCTCTTGTGTCCTTGGATTCTTTTAGCCCATATAGCCATATGATGAGCTTTAGTGAAGTTACAAGCTCTAAATGATAGTGGAAATATATGTTCTATAAAGTAAGGGAATGACTCTTTAGCCTTATCTATATGTTTTTTAAGTTCGTCTAACTCTACTGGTTCACATTCCGGTGCCATTTCTAATTGCCTTTAGCATGTCGGGTAGATTTATATTAAGGTCAATATTCTCATTGATATTAATGTTACTTTGCTTAGGAATTCTTAATTCTAATTCGTGTTGTAACATTTTGGTTGCCTCAGATGCAGAAATCTTAATATCTCCGTTATCAAGTCCTTCTACAAACTTATTAACAGTCTTATTAACTATGTCTATATGTCTTTTCTTCATAGTCTCTACATCTTCTAAAATCTTCTCTTCTACTTTCTCATTTATTTGTTCAAGCTTTAATGCCCAGCCAAACTTCTCTTCCCAGTTCTTTAGTGTTGGTCTTGCTACATTATTTGCTTTGAAATATCGTATTTTGAACAGCCTTCCAGGTATAACTTTAACCCTTCTGCTTGTTTCTCTTGTTTTTCTCTATTATCCATTGTGTTGTTTGTTCTGTGATAGTCCTCTAAGGCTCAGAGAGCCATTCTAAGGGACTTTATTGTGATGTAGTAGTATTTTTACCACTGATTGATTATAACCCCTAATTGGGGAAATAAAAGGTAAATTAAAAAATTAAAATAAATTTACTTCTTACCTTTAGCTTTTGTTGTTGTCTTGGTTTCTGTTACTTCTTCTACCTCAGTAGTTTCAGTAGCTTTGTCCATATACTTCTTACTATTTTCAAGTGCTAAGTTAATAGCATCCTCTTTATAGTCTTTATTATCGTACATAGCCCTTGCTCTCTTAACGGAAAATACTTCGTCTTCCATTACGGACATATTAAATGCTCCTTCTCTACCATACCCAATATATCTATATCGAATTACCTTTACGAAAATATCATAAGGATACTTCTTACTCATATTTGAGTCTCTTTGTTCCTCTAAGGATACAAATTCTATGTTAGATGTTGAAGAATATTTATTCCAGTCAACTTCAAAAAGTTTGATGTCAGATGCTTTAACATATCCATTTCGTCTTAAAGACATTTGGGCTGCTTCTTTGTAGTATGTTTCAAAGTCGTCTATAGCTGCTTTTTTAAAGAAAGGTATCTTATTCTTTGTTGCTTCTAATCGCTTCTTTGACATTTCTTCCAAAAAGGATTCCTTTGTTGTCTTTGGTTTGAACGGACCTATATCTGTAAAGTCTCTCTTTTCATCTTCTGTTGCTCTTCTAAAAAATTCTGCCATTTTGTTTCATTAATCTTTCTCAGTAACACCATTCTTAATTTGGTCTTCTAAGTTAGCTTTACTGTCAGTCAACATAGCTAAAGTCTCTTTTAAAGAGTCCATAACCTTTACATCCTCAGCGTTCTTCTTCTCTATAAGATAAGGTTTAACCGCGTCTTGATATTCTTGTTGTACTTTTTGAAACTTAATTACAGTATCATTATAGTTGATTTGTTTCTCAACCTCTGTGATTTGATTCTCTGTATTTGTTAGACCTTTCTTAGCCATAGCAGTTTCTTGTTCATCCAGTTTTCTTTTATTTGTCATTTTTACCCCCATTGTTATTTAATTTAGTATAAGTTGCTTGCTTTAAGTATCTATTATCTATTTGGTCTATTTGCTCATCTATAGCTTGTCTACAGAAGGCATCAGGCTTAAACTCAGGATAGTCATTAAAGAATTCTATTTGTCTAAAGTTAAAACCTATAGTTCTTTGTACTATCTTGTCTTTAGGATTTACTCTTTTGCCCATTTTGATGTATCCTCTCCTTCTTGTTTAGCTTTAGCTTTAATTAAATCTTTAATTTCATCTATGTCTTCGTAAACTCTTTGGAAAGCATTGTCTATATCTTTAGTTATTATTATTTTCATTTTGTGTTTGTTTTGTGTAATCAATTAACTTACATATAGTAGAACACTTTGCTTTATAAAGTATTATATATTTGATATTGATTTAGGTCTATTTAAGTAGTTTTTCTATGATTTTAGCACTATTATCCCACGTATGTGCCTTTGAATCAGTTAGAGCCTTCTTCCCTTTCTTAATTACTAAATCCCTATTCTCGTAAGCATCTCTCATAACCTTTCTAATCTCTGTTATACTTGGAGTAAGCCATTTTGTTCCCTCGTATTGAATTTCATGCTCTATTGTCTCTAATTTACCACCTACAATCCAACCATTAGTCTTATTAACGAAATCTGTTTGTCCACCATAGTTAGTAGTTAATACAGGTATTCCACAAGCCATAGCTTCTAAGCAAGGAATGTTATATGCCTCTGCTCTTGAAGTGCTTACGAATACATCTCCACTATTATATAGGTCGACCAACTTATTGTACTTATAGTTAGTTGTATTAATTCCTACCTTTGGTAAATTCTCCTTATTTGCTGTCATTAGTGGTATTAGTTTGTTGAAGTCTGGTAATCCGTATGCTGGGTTTATCTTAAGTATCAATTCTACATTGTCATCACCTGTGAACTCCTCTGTGTATGCTTGTAGTGTATATTGTATTCCACCTCTGTCTTGTAGGTTTCTAAATCCCTTGTTACATAGGAATCTGAATGGTTCTTCTGGTACCTTATCTTCTTTTATTGGCTTAAATAGGCTAATATCGACTCCATGGGGTACTACACGAACCTTCTCCATAATAAGTTTCTCTTTCTCTACCTTATTATCTATTGTATTGATTAATGCTTGTTTAGTGTGTTCGCTTGGCACAAAGATATATTCTATTCTTGGGTTAATACATTCTTCAAGAAATCCCTTTGGTACACAATCTCCTTCCCAAACTAAAAATGCCCAGTTTCTCTTAGCAAATGCGTTGATTCTCCAAAAGATAGGGTGTGTTATAATTAGATTAGTTTCATCTTTCTCTGTTTTAGCCTTAATCATCTTAAGTTCCTTATCATTAACCATTCTCTCCCAATTAGGAACACCTGGTATAGATAATCTTACATCTGTATGCTCTGCTAATGCGTTTGCTAATTCTCTTGTATGTATATCGTACCCTGAAGTTGAAAAAATCTGACCAATAATATTTATCATTTTGTATGTCTCCATCCATGAGCTTTATTATGACAATTTACACACAATGTTACTAAATTACTTAATTCAAATTCAAGTTCTGGATATAATATATAATGTTTAATATGATGAGCATTTAATAAACCTCCGTGTTTTCCACAATCTTGGCACGTATAATTATCTCTTCTATAACATTCTTTTGCTTTTTCTTTCCATTCTGGATTATTTGTTCTTCTCATAACTGATTTTCCATTAACATAATTCCATGGCTTTTCCCCTTTTTTAAATTGTGTTACTTCGGTTCCTTCAAATACTATATGTCCCTTTTGAAATCCAAAATTAAGACCATTCTCATATGCTTTCTTAATACTATCGCTGAGTTTTTTCTTAGTTTCCTCAGAAGCTTTTCTACCTTTATTTATTTTACCAAAAGTGTTTCCTTTTTTAAATGTCATACTATGTATATCGTATCCTGCTTTATAAATGTTTGTATATTTACCAAATATTTGTCCTATTACATTAATCATCGAATGGTTCTCCTATTGTTGCTAAATTTGATACTATATCATAACCGAAGTCTGTAAGTAAGATATAAGCCTTGTTAGACTTCTTCTTTCTCTCATAATAGATTAATCCGTATTCTTCCATCTTCTTTAGTCTATAAAACATATTCACTTGTGTGAATCCTACTGCTTTAGCTAATGATAGATTATAATATCCTGCTTTCTCGTTTGTTAATTTATTTAATGCCAATCTATACTTGGGATTCTTTAAATATTTCGCTATCTCTATTTTCTTTTCATCTAATTGTTCCATTATACTCTTTGTATCCATTTGCCTTCTTTAATTACCATTGGTATTAGTTGAGGGATTCCGTTTTTAATTATTAAGCATGATAGAATTGGTCTCTTTAGGTTAGTGTTATTGTATTCAAATGCTAATGTATCGTCATCTATTAGGCAACCAACTGAGCAACCCCATATTAACTGTCTTGGTGAACTTGAGTATTGTATTGAACTATCCTCATGAAAGTGTCCTTGTGCTACACAACAACCGTATTGTTCTGCTAATCTAATAGTATTCTTCTTTAGTCCGTGTGTTACAAATAGGTCTTGTCCGTTGTCCATAGTGTAAGTATAGTCTCTGTGCCAATTCCACCCTTCTGGAGCATCTATAATGTCTTTCATTGAACGAATGTATTTTAATGGGATTCCTCCGAACTTAGCCTTTCTAAATACCATAGAACCGTGGTTAGAGTCAACTAAGTCAATCTCTGGGAATATCTTATA